AATGTTACTCTCAGCGCCACCTTCTCCATTTTCAGCAACACTATTTTTCAGTGTGATTGTGGGACCGTCTGCCGTTATCTGCAACTGTGTGCCCGGAGCGGTGTCTCCTATCCCCAACTTAGCAGCACCGCCCAGTATGAGGTTGTTCTCACTCTCATCCCATAGCATGTAAGAACCAGCGGCAGCACCGAAGAACTGAACATCATACCCAGTATCATCTACACCAACAGTCAGAGTGCCATCTATATCTAGTGTGGATGTCACGAATAAGGTATCAGCGGAAGCGTCCCAGTGAATGAACTTACCAGATGTCTCTCCATATGCTTTGAAGTCTATACCATGGTCGTCAGCCCCTAGAGTCAGAGAGCCGTCAGTCTGGTCATCGTGGTCCCACTTGAGTCCAACGTGTGCTGCTGTCGCTGAGTGTAGTAGTAGGTCTGCACCATCACCAGAAACACCAACATTAAGGATAGTACCATCAAATGTAAGTTGTGCTTCACCATCTAATTCAGTAGTAGTACTTCCTATACTGACTAATCTGTTTTCTGTTTTATTATTTATAGCACTAACAGCGCCAGAGCCGCTAGATGAAGCGTTAATGAGTACAGACCATTTAGGGTTGCTGCTACTATTGTTACGAATGATAATTGCACTTTGACCTCCAGTTACCTGATAATTTAGAGGACTGCTACCCACTGTGTCAAAATTGATTGGGTGACCACTAGTTGCATTTGTGTTTCTGATATACAGTATAGAACCGGGTGCAAACTCATTACTAGTGTTATCTGGATTTAAAGTACAACCACTGCCGCCCGGTGAGACAATAAAAATATTAGGACCATCATGTGTAAAGTGATTGACACCAGTTGGTGAACCTGTGTATATTCTATCGGGTGCTAATCTTAGAGTCTTTGCTGAACCGTCTGACTCATGTGATGCAAAGAACAACACATCATCACCGATATCACCTAATCTAGTTCCACCAGAAGTCACCTTGTCTGTGGAGTGTGACATCCATATTGCTCCTAACGGTGAAGTAGCAAAATCACCAGCCTCAGTATGAAAAGCATCTAAATCGCTGTGACTATTAATTGAGTTTGCTGAGTCTTTATTACTTGGGACTCCTTTTGTCATAGGTACTAAGTAAGTAGGTGATGGTTTCAAAAATACTCTTTTATCATTTATCTCTGTTATTTTTATTTTAAGACCATTAGTACCAGTGTTATCTCCAGAAGGTGAATCATGTATGATAGCCCTAACTGTTGCTAATACTATTGTTTCTTTTACACTTGTACTAGTACCATCGTCTATCAAGTAAGCATTTGGTGATGAGGGGTACACACCAGTACCTGTGTCTACTACACTACTTTGAATAAACTTGACATGTTTAGTACTACTACCGTCATCTGCATTTAAAAATATAGTAAAAATACATTCTTTACCACTAGTTAAAGCAGTTGTGACACCAGTTTTGTGTGCACTGTTGGCTGTTAAGTCTATTGTAATTTCATCAGGAGTACCATCATTTTCATAACCATCTGCAAACTTATACACTGAACTATCTAATACCACAAATCCTCCTTGTATTTTCAGTTGATGTTGTCCTGTACCAGTTGTTATTGCTCCGGGTAAGAAATCTGGATTGTTTCTATTAGTACCACTTACCGCACCACCTTCTAGCATGACTATACCATTTCCATGTACACCTTCTAAAATATTAGTTAAAGATGCTGAAAGAATCTGGTCTCCATCTCTAAGACCATCAGTGGCTCTTCCGGCACCCGCTGAAAGTCCAGTGTTGTAGTTAGCAGATGTATGCCCTGAAAGTGGATTACCTGTTGTTGACATTACCTTACCTCTATTAATAGTTGAATCTTCATCTCATTACCACTTGTTTTTATTATTGGGCTTATAACATGCCTTGAAACTGGAACGAAATCGCTCGTGCCCCTTGACTGTATAAAGACCTCCTTTAGTGGTTCAGAGAAAGAGTGTTCGGTTCCTAACGTGCCTTCCACCATTAAAGTGGAATCATCTATTACTGTTATGGTTGGTGTTATAGTAACAGCAGGTCTACCAGCAGCGCCATCAGAAGCAGTAGCAGGAGTTCCATCAAAACCTAGTATCATTTCATTAATATTAGATGCTATAGTATCTAGCATGAGTCTTTTGATATAATCACTAGCAGGCATCACTCACCACCTCTCATACTAATCTCGCTAAACTTAGACAATCCAATCACTTTTTGTGTGTCAGCCTTACCTATAGTAGCCCTCCCAGCAGCCTTACCGATAGCAAACTTAGAATTGAGGCTTTCTACCACTCTAATGGTTATGATAGGAATTACTTTTATTTCTAATGATGAAAACAAAGATAGATTTCTTTCAATTTTTTGACTTATAGTGTCCGGGTTATGTCCTGATGATGCTGAAACCATTCCTTCATTCACACCTTGAAGAACACCTTCTACACCCTTTTGTATAGAAATAAAGTTCATGTCTGTTAGTCTAGTTGAAAGAACATGTCTAGATTCAGTAATGAGTCTTTTTTCACCATCATAATTAACAACTTTTCCGGGTCTTAAATCCCAAGAGTCTGGATGTCCACTACTTCTAAGAGAGCCTTTTTCTATTGAGTTGGCTTTGAGTATTTGTCTAGCAACTCTTTTTGCTGCTGCATTTGTTTTGACTGTGGCGTCAAAAATAGGAGTTGTTGTTTCTTGAATATCTAAATCAAACTTACCTTGTTGTCTTTCCGCATCATCTACAGTGACGGATGCATCTTCATTTAATGCTAAAGGGATACCTCTAATTGATATTCTATTTTCATTATGCGACGACGGATTAGTTTCTTCATTACCCAATCTCAATGTACTATCTAACACTCTTGTTGCTGCTGAGAATGTAAAGGGTGTATAAAGAAGATTAGAAAATCTATCAAAGAAAATTATATTTCCATCATGTCTTGATGTAAACTTAAGAGCAGATATTAAAGGAACTCCATAGAAATCTTCTGCTAAAAACTTAGTTGTATGTTTTCTTCTAGAACTGTTAGTATTGGCAGCATGTCTTAATGAGCCTATTGAGACAGATGTCAGAGTCGAAGATGCGTCTGTTCCTAATCTCATTGCTAAATCACTAGTTCTTAAACCGACATCAATTGGGTCACCTAAATGAACACCTTTACCTCTGAAATTTATATCTTTCAAACTTCTTCCTTTCATATTTTTTAAATTAACTTTAACACCTTGACTTGAATTGTCAACAGAAGATAGAGTCAATCTATCTGCGGTATTCTCCATATCATACATAAGAGTAGGTAGGGTAGATGATGGTGATAAAATCCCAGTTTCATAGAAGGGTGCATTCTTACTAGTGTGTCCGGGTCTACTCATATGGGTGAGTTGTATAGATGCTTCACCTTCTACTAATTCATATTGTTTTTCACTAAACACATTGTAAGTAGCGTTGTTTCTATTTTCAATAGTAACTTTATGTTTACTATCTGCTTGTTGAGTGATTAAAGCATGATGGACAGCGTTATCTACAAACACTGGTTTTCTCACAGTTGTCATTACTTCATTGACTGTGTTGTCAAACTTACCGCCACTTGCTAAAAGTTTAGTCACGAAGCATCACCACTGTGGTTGCTAACGTTGAAAGTTACATCACCTTTGTGTCCCTTAGGATGTAAAGATTGACTAAAACGGGGTTTTATTGAAAAGTCTAATCTTCTTACTATCTCATCAGACTCCTCTATTTGTTTTCTTCTTGCAGCATCTGCTCTATAATGTTGTAATGTATTCTCACTCATCACCATTCTAGTTACAGGACTAGTAATTGTAGTCTTATCAAAAGTAGTTTTTTCAGTTCCTAAAATGTTAGGACCTTTGGATGTGGGAGTTGTAGTACTGCTAGATGACATATAGAAAACAGGTACATACGGACCGTTGGTATTAGGTGCAGTTGCTCTTGGAAAGTTATCGTTTGCAACCCTAGGAGTAGGAGTGTTATATGTAAATAGACCATACTTACCACCAGCAGTTGCTCTGAAAAAGTCTGAGCCGGGTTGTGCTGTAGAGCCACCCACAGCAGATAAAGGTCTGAATAACTCTACATGTTGTTTATCTAAAACTCTTATTGGTCTAAGTAACCATTGTATGCTTTTGTCGTTTTGATTATTCTTTACTGTGTTTCTATTAAAATCAACATTTTGATATGGGTTTGTTGTGATTGCTGCACCGGACACACCGTCTAGTCCCCAACCTGTATCGTCAAAGAAAGCGCCGTAACTCTTAGTTTCTAACACATAACTACCACCTAATGGGTTGATGTTACTAGTATGACTAAATCTAAGTACGTTGTGCATATTACTATTGAAATTAGGAGATGTTAAGTTTAAGTCACCAACAGACTGAGAATTGGCTACTAAAGCACCATGCAAAACAGTCCTCTGACCTACTCCTCTGTCTGTGTGTAGACTGTGTGCTTCTGTGTTGATTACTATGTGGTCTTTCTCAAGGCCTTCAATGTTCTCTGCGTCTATCCCTATTCTTGGTGTGCTCCTACTAATAGCATCTTTGTGTGGACTAGAGCCAATAATCTCTTCCACTCTATCACTAACCACTGCATCTGATTTTAGTAGTCCGTCTTCTTCAATTTCTAATCTAGCACTAATTCCTCTTGGAATCTCATCGGCTTGCAGTACATCGTTACGGGGGCGTAACAGTCCTGTTACGGTTGGTGGTTCTGCTGTGTTGTGACTTAGCACTACTCCTGTAGAGTGTATAGGTTCTGATAGTTCAGTAAGAATATCTTCGTTGAATTGGCTTGGGTATCTGACCCCTCTACCATTACCCATGTCACCTATTCTCATAGAATGCGTAGGAGCAAATACATCAACTAATACAGTACTACTACCACTTAGTGATTGAGTTCCACCAAATCTAGGAGCAGTACCAGTTCTCGCTCCTGATGAGTTCATAACTCCTAAAACATCAAAGATTGGTCTTCCGTTATTGAATACTCTGGCGTGTGGTGTTCTATTGTTGGTTCTATCATACTCGTAAACATCACCACAGTCCCATGATGGTCTAATACCGAATCCTCGCACTGGAGAGCGCCTTACAGCCTCTCCACGCTCGTTACCCCACCAATCTACCATATAGTACTGAGAAGCCTCTGTAAGACTGTATATTCCTTTACCTAAAATATCTCCCCACCAATCTCTACCTTGATTATTATTGGATGCTAAAGTTCTAACTGGTGCACCGAAGGGTCTCGTCATCCTTCTACCTTCACTGTAACGTACTTGAAACTCAGGTCTATCAGCACCAAGCATACCTGAAAAGTTAGTCTGTCTTTCCATAACACCTACATAAGTTGTAGACATAGAAACGTTAGACTGCGAGACATCTCCGCCAATGTAAGACCATGTAGATGATTCCATTTGTACTAGTGGACCAGCGACATAATCAGTAGTGTATCCTGTTTCTGAAGTATTGTCATCTTCTAATTTACCTCTACCCGGTAAAATACCGTATGTAGGTTTATTGAATGCTTGTCTTAATGATATTCTCCATCCGTAAGAATATCTATTGGTAGCATGAGTGGTACTCATCTGTGTGAACTTAATACCAGAGTTACCTTGTGTATAGTTACTATCTAGACCATCATCGTCTTGCCAGTAATAATAGTCGTTTGAAGCGTATTTACGGGGTATTGTCCATGATACGCTTGCTTCGGTGTACAGGTCTAAGCGACTCACTAAAGGACCCCCACGACTACCACAGGGCCAAAACTTGTTGTACATTATTTTCTGATTATCTAAACTAGTACCAGCCTGTGATTCATAACCAGATAATGCCTCTACAGCCGCTCCAGTGGCAGAAGCACCAGTTTTAGTACTAGGGTTGGCACTTTGTATTCTCAAGTTTAATGGTCCTAAACTCATCGCATATACTGAATCATGATAATGAATACTCTCGAAATGCTCAGGAATACTATTGTATGGTTTCTTATCTACAGCCCTATCACTAGTTGGGTTGTTAAAAGTACGTGAACTATCAGAGTAGAATGTATATGGTCTTCCTAAATTACTATTCCACATACATAGATATGCATCTGGTATATGTAAATTAGTTGTATCTCTAGTACCTTTTTCAAATTGTGAAAGTACTTTTGTAAATATACTTGTAGATGTATCTGTAATTACATTCTTGGAACTAAGTATGTCGTATGGTTGTGATAATCTAATAGTAGTATCTACAGTTAAATTATCCCAAAATGGCCCAGAAACAACATCTGACTGTATTTTATCTGGTTTATTTATTGCGTTTAATTGCAAACCAGAGCGTCTTGTGTATTCTAATGTGCGTCTAATTCCATTAGAATCAATGTATTCTAACACTTCTCCATACTGTGGTGTCTCAGGGAACCTACTTGCATTGTCTACAGTTATAGTTCTAAAACCGTTTAATACATTATCTATACTTTTAACAATACATTTTGCATTTATAGATGTATTTTGTAATATATGAGAATATATATTTGGATATATTGATGGATATCCTGCAATTGTTAATTGTACTCCTATACTTCCAAAAGTACTTCTTTTAATATGATAATAGTTATCTGGTCTGTGATGCGCTATATGTTTGAAATTATTAGATGTATCATCATCTGGGGCAATCTTGTGTAGGAAAGACCACCATGGTGTAGTTACTGTGTATCCCGGCGTAGCATTTCTAAATTGATTTGGTGTGTACGGAAGCGCTCTACGTGTAAAAACAGGTGATTCTGTACCTTCTACACCAAAAGGGTTGTACAATAACAAAGGAGGAATGTTAGTAAATTGACTCCCGTGGTCTGGATTAATATCTAACATTGCTTCGTTTATGAACAATTCACAACCACGCACATCTGCTTGTGTCGCTTGCGCTAATAATAAAGAAACAGTCCCTAGAGTACTATTTTCTACTTTCTTGCCTATCACAGTGTTTACTTGTTGACTAGTAAGAGACACAGTAGAAGCCCCTACATCATGGTGGTACCCAACAAGTTGTGTTGAAAATGTGTTAGGTTGTATCACAATTTGATATGCACCTACCTCAGCGGGGTCGGGGAAGTGTTTACCCAAAGTGTAGTTAGCAGCAGATTCCAACACTATACTATGACCGCCTAGTTTGTTAATTGTACCAGCATGTCCTGTAGATGCTAAAATACCATAACCGTCATATTTGATACCCGTTTCAAACATAAGTGTGAATGCACCCCCATGAATGTCGCTGGGACCACTGGGGGCTGCATTTACACCACTAAATGCCAACTCAGGGTCATGAGGATTGAATTGTTTGGTTACTGCACTTAGTAAGTCTGCTTTCTTTGTGACCGCAGTTACACTGTCTGATAGTATGTTCTTGTCAGCAAAGCCTCGCAGTGATGCGTTTTCTGCTAAGTGTTTTGTGAATAAACCTTGATACGCAGGATGTGCCCAGTGACCGGGTAACATAGGCATTGTTGGTGTTACGAAGTGATGCCCCATTCGTGGTAACGGCATAGGAGTCAACACTTGTTTATTGTAAATATTGTAAGCAAGTGTATTCGTATCAATTGTACCATATGTACCAGTAGCATATTCTGTCTTAGCCATGTCTGGTGAATTACCGCTCACCTCTGCATGGTCACGTAGTCTTCTAGATGCGAAGAAACGGTTGCTTCCTGCCGGAATATAATAAGAAGGGGAGATATTAATTGTTGTTGATGCTGGTGAGTTTACTGTTATGAAAGCAGTAAAGTCCACATCTCCTATTACACCTGTAAACGTGGTTCCACTAATTCCTGTGTAGGAAACTACCACTGAATCAGTTGTTGTAGCAAGTCGTAGGAAACGTCTGTTGTCACTTTCTTCTTTGGTACCAAACCCTGCATCATATATCGAAGTGTCTACTGTGCCTGATACTGTAAGAGTGGTACCACTAAAACCACTAACTGTTAGACTCTGATTGACTACACCACCTGAATGAGTGTATTCTGTAGGATATCTTTCAGTGCTACTGTGTCCCATCTTAGTTACGTGGAAGTACAAGGTTCTGTCATGTTGCTCGTAACTTGTTTGTAGAGGAGCATTGTTTGTAGCCTCTTTCCATCCTGAGTTGGTACTATCTTTAGTTAACAAATCTATGTGGTCCCAGTTATGGTCCTCATATGTTGGGCCTGTTCTTGGGCTTGAAACAGAATTATCAAACAAATTACCTATGTAATTTTCATTAAGGTCAGGGTGTATCATTCCACCAGAACCCATAGTTTCATTTTGATAGGCTTGTAGTTTGTCGAATCCTGACCTTATTACAATATTACCCGGTATAGAATTAGGGTCAGGTAATTGTATCTTTAGATTAGGAGCCACTCCACTGTTAGCGAGAGATGGAGCCATACCTTTTGTTTCTCTATCGTTGACTTTTCTAAATCCTCTAATGATTGTTCCGAGAGGACTGCCGCCCTCAAGGGTGTGTTGTTGACCTGAATCATCAATAACAATCATTTCTTCAAATTGTAATTCTTCGTTTGGTATATCTAAGACGTTACTTATTTCTTTACTAAACTTAGACGCTAATTGAGGGTGAGTTAGTTCTTGTGCTTGTAATACTGGTAACATAGCACCGTTAGTAGTTTCAAAAGAGAATCTCACGTTCCCATATATCTTTTCACCCATGGTGTATCCTACACCACCACTAACTCTGTTTACGAAAGGAACAGCACCTAAACCACGTGCGTTGATTGCTGGTAGTGAAAGATTACCACCATCCATTCTTTTCCATACTACATGTTCTACTGAGAAGTTCTTTGAAGGTGCACGTTTGTATAAATCAAATGCGTTTACATCTCCTACCCAGAAATCATCATGAGAAGTTGTGCCGCTACCATCATCGTACAGTTGTGTAAAGTCTTCACCAGTGTAAAAGTCGTCTGCTACGTTTCTTTCAACTCCTGCTTCTTCAAGATAGAAAGAGCCAACTGAGTGGTCTAAGTCTAGTATCAAGTCACCTGTTTTGTGTAGACTAGGTATTGCATTTTCTAGTGTTGCATTACCAGCAGCAGAAGCATGGAAGAAGTACTCAGCGTTAAACGGGGCACCATCTAATACATGGTCTACTGTATAATCTGAGAATGATGGTACTCTAGGAGTGGTGTGTACCATCGCTTCTACATTAGGACCAGCGTTTGCAGGCGCGATAAATCTGTCTTGACCATGAAATCTTTCATCCCATCTTGTGGTACCAGCGTAGTGTATTGGGTTTGACACACTGTTAGCAGCAGCACCTTTAACTTGCAACCAATCACCTAGTCCTGTAATTCCGTCTCTATCGTACTTGGCTACCAGTGCACTTTCACATTCATAACTAACTACTAGGAAAGCCCTACCAAAAACACCTTGTGGATGTGTCATGAAGTCTGGTAATGTAGTGTCTGTGTATATCGGGGGCTTTGTGTGTATCGTATAAGGAGCAACGAAAGAATCGTGTCCTATATTGTAAGCAGCCTGATTGTCGTTATTTACTCTGAACCCAGTAGAACTATTGTATGGGTCGTTTATGTATGTCATTAGGTTTGCTACGTTAGCACCCATTCCATCTATTGGTGGTAACGCCTCAGGACTGTGAGGCATAGGAGCGACAACTGGTAGATGACCTAATGCCGTCATTGCTGATGATGCACTACCGTATGGTGAGAATCCTAACATTGGATGCCATGCTCCTAACCCAGCAGCATACCCTTCTGTGCCTACTTTCAGACTGTTTAGATAAGAATATCTTTCACCAGCCCAACCTACTGCACCTATGGGTCTAGTTCTATCTATTGCATCCACTAGACCTGAGAAGTGAGTTTGACACATATGGTCACGTGTTGCTGTATTCTCGTTGTTAAATCTATGAACTCCAGCCTTGGACCAAACCCATATTCTACCATTGCTGGGTGTAGCAAACTTGGAGTTGTTATTCCAAGTAACCTTACCCTCAAATTTCATCTGTCCAGTTATTCTATTAGGTGCTAAGTAGAACTTAACTTTCCAAGCACCGTCATTGTGTATTTCTCTAGCGTAGTATGGTGCGAAGCCTGATTCTGCTGTTCTAAGCCATCCACAGGCTGGTATCTGCTCAAGTGAGTCTTGTGTACTGCTGGTCATAGTGACTGTAATGTGATTAGCATTAGGAGACTCGTTAGTAGTATCTCCAGTTTGTTCAATTGCACTGAATGTAGAATCAATCCACCCATACCTGTCTTGTCTCATTGCATTACCCATAGAAGGCATATGGGTTCCACCCATGGACTTGAGAGCACCAGCACCGGGGAATGTGTTGATTGCTGAACCTAATACGGCGGAGAGTTCCTCACCATTTTGACATCTTGTTGCATCTACAATGATGTATTCCATATCAACATCAGCAGCAACTAAATCTCCTTCGCTTGCAGCGTATGCAAGCACCTTAGTGGTTATTGGTCCTGCCACTCTATATGCACTTGGGTGTAAAATTGTATCCGATGAACCACTACCCCATCGTTGTAAGATAGTGTCGCTCTTT